TTGAGTATGGTTATGATGATGAATCCACTGCAGGCACAAGATCGATTGCGGGTATTCAAGACGGTCAACTAGTGACCTCTGGATGGAAACTATGCTTACCAAAAAACGTTGGTAAGGTAAACGCAACGACCAACATCACTCAAGCTATCGCTGAAGCCCAAGCAAGTTGGGATAAGAAGAGCGAGAAAGAGTACTTCGCTGATATCAAACTAATCGATACATACGAGAAGTTCAAGCCTATGCTTGCGGGTGACTACACTAAGCAAAGAGTTCAACTTGACTCTGGCTTTAGTCAGCCTAAGCTAGACGGTATTAGATGTGTCGCTAACTCTACTGGACTATGGACAAGAGCGGGTAAACCAATCACAAGTTGTCCACATATCTGGAATGCAGTCAAGCCAATACTAGTAGCAAACCCTACACTAACATTAGATGGTGAGTTGTACAACCACGAACTCAAAGATGATTTCAACAAGATCACCTCACTAGTTAGAAAGCTAAAGTCTACAGAAGCAGACATGAAAGAAGCGAAAGAGTTGGTGCAATATCACATCTATGATGCACAAGATTCACTATCACCTGAATTGTCGTTCTCGTTACGTAGCACCATGATTGACAGTCTAGTCAACGATAAGTGTCTGTTCCTCAAGAAAGTGCCTACAGAACTGTGTGTCAATCAAGAAGAACTTGATGAGTTGTATTCTAAATATATGACAGATGGCTATGAGGGTCAGATGGTACGTAAAGATACTCCTTATGAGAACAAGAGATCGAATGGCTTACTCAAGCGTAAAGAGTTCATCACTGAAGAGTTTACAGTGGTGTCTATGCTAGAAGGTCAAGGCAACTGGGCAGGTCATGTGAAACACTTCGCTCTTACTTTGCCAAGTGGTGAGACCTGTGGTGCTGGAGTTAGAGGCAAGCAAGAAGTTTTGAAAGAGTTGTGGGAAGTTGGCGATACACCAACATGGGCTACACTGAGATACTTTGGTCTTACACCTGATGGTGTGCCAAGATTTCCTGTTGTTATTGATTATGGTTTTGGACAGAGGGAAGACTAATGACGATGCCTAATGAACGAAAATGGGCTATAGATAACACTAGATTGTTTTTGGTAGACCTTATGGATCCCAAGAAAACTCCTAGAGTACCAAGTGCTATACGTAAAGAAGCGTACCGATGCTTGAAGCATTACCCCGGTGAATACTCCATGGAAGAAGCACAGAGACTTGCTCCTAGCGTGTTCGGTCAGTACACTAGCATTGACAAGTGATATCGGATGTGATAGAATACACGTTATATTCGACAAAATGTATCATATCCGATACATTGTAAATTATATGAAACAGATTGAGGTCTTATGAGTTTTTACACTTCCGTACATAGATATGGCAACAAGATGCTATTCCGTGGCTACACAGCCGACGGTCAACGCATTCACAAGAGAGTGCCATTCAAGCCAACACTATTCGTCCCATCTAACAAATCGTCTGAGTGGAAAGCACTAGACGGTACTGCGGTTGAACCTATGCAGTTCGATAGTATGTCTGAAGCGCAAGAATTCTCTAAGAGTTACGCAGACGTAGACAACTTCAAAGTTCACGGCAACAACAACTTCGTGGCACAGTTCATTGAGAAGGCGTTCCCTGGTGAGATCAAGTACAAGCTACGTGACATCTGTGTCGGTAACATCGATATCGAAGTCGCATCGGACGATGGCTTTCCTCACCCAGAGCAAGCTGATCATCCTATCATCTCTATCGCATACAAAGACAGCAAGAGCAAAGTCTATCATGTATGGGGTCTAGGTCATTATGA